TGGATTAGATAACTTCCATTTATCATAACTCATTACCACCATGCCCAATATTTAATTTTGTAACCTTTTTTAATGTAGTCCTGAGCTTTAGTTATAGCTTGTAAATCTTGTGTCTTATAATGTTCACAAGCTTTGTTCCCCCAAAAGAATCCTGTTCTTTCTGATAGTGAATCTGTCCAAACTCTTTTTTGTAAATTATGCAAATCTTGCCATGTAACTTGTAAATTATGTCCAGCATTAAGTCCACCCATTGCATTAGTATAAGCGTCACCACCTTTTTCTGCATACAAATCATCAAACCAACCGTGTAAGTATGGATGTTTGCGCCAGGTTATTATATCTATTTCTTCAGATGGATTGTATTTAAAATCTATCTCTTTTCTGTTTCTGCCTTTATAAGCAATCAATCCGTGATCTAATCCCATAATTATTATCCGTTATAGTATTCATCAAGTGCGCGTTCTTTACGCGTATTCTTTTTCTTTTGTATAGGTTTGTTGTCTTGTTTCTTATACAAACCTCTTTTGTTAAGTACCTTGCGTCTATATACAGAAAACATAAAGCCACCAACAAAGCTCGAACCTGTCAATACAGTCGAGCCTGTTAGTATCATAGGCAATACAAGTGTTAGGCATATGTCCCAATAAGGACCATACCTTCTAACTTTGTCGTAATCGTTTTTGTATATATCTAGCAGTGTAAAGGTATATACACCTGCTGCACAGCTACCTAACAGTAGCCATGTGAAAAACATTATTGTTCTTCTTCTAATGGTCTACCACAAATACACATACCATCACAAACTTGTGGAGCTGTGCATTCGCAAGTATTGTTATTGAATACATCTTTGTAACCGCTGTCATTACACCAATCAAAATCTTTTTCTTGGTCTTCCAGCTCTTTTTGACGAGCTGCAACTTGTTCTGCGATTTTAAGATCTTCTTGTCTTAACATCTCTACTTCATCAAGTAGTTCTTTGATACTTCTTCTTGGATCGAAGAACATATCTTCTAGCAATTCTTTGCTTCTACCCATTGTTTAATAAGTTATAAATGATTGTGATTATCATTGACATAAAGCCAATGTACATAAACATAGCTTCTGCTATGATTTTAATTTTCTTCTTGTGCAGTTTCATTTTGTTTTTCTTTACCATAAATGTCTGCAAATTTATTAAAAATATCTTGCATAACTGGATGAGGTTCATTTTCTTCTTTTTCCTCTGGTGTATCCTTAGCTGTTTCTACAAGCTGGTCTATCTGTTGAATGACTTCTCTTAGTGTTTGGCTCATTTCTACCATTTCTTCTAGGGAGTATTCTACTTCTAGTTTACCTAGTTCGAACTGTACTTCTTCTGCTACGTTTACTTTGATATTCTCTAATTTAAATTTCATACTATCTTAATTTTGTAATTCTAAAGTTATTATTAGTTGGTCTTCTGTATGTAGATAGATACTTACCTATCTCACCTTTTACATTTGAAAATGATTCACGGTATTTATCCATACTACCAAATGTATATTCTGTGTGTGCATCCCACAAGTCAAGCTCTTGATCGAGTTCTGTTGCTTTCTTGTAATACTTCTCAAGTATTGTGCAAGTTCGTTGTTCAGTCATAAACTTGTAGCTAACCTTCTTGATTCTGTAACCAGAAGGTATAGTTTCTACGCGCATACTGTTAGGTACAACGATAATAATACTAGTATCCTTATCAGTTCTGTAATAAGGAATACACTTTCTTGTACGCTCTGCAAGTATTGCATTAGCTACAAAGTTTTTGTTTGAAATTTGAATTGTTGCCATTGTTATAATTTTATAGGCAGGTCGGTAAATGAATACCTAACGAAATCAGTCGCTAGCTGTTGCTTTAAAGTGTGTGCTCACTAATAGTAATAGTAGGGATCATAGGGATCATCCCAATACTCAAATTCCATTTCTGAAAAACCATCACCACCAACTTCTTTACAAATTGCACTGTAATCAATAAATCCTACACCTCTTTTATTGTACTCTACAATGTATGATAGCAGGTTGACATACCTAATTGTTGCTAGTGCATCATATCTTACTACCCACTGACCATGACAAGTATTACCTTTACCATCATCACCAGATGCGTAACGAACTCTTCTTCCATCTCGTGCATTTCTTTTCCAGTACATAATTATATTGTACAGGTGATCTGTCTTGAGGTCAGAAATCTTGACTTTAACTATACCATTTATTAAATGATATTCTTTTAAATCAGGAATATGTTTCATGACTTATCTTTTTTTGGTAGTGGTGGTCTTTTGTGTAAGTCCCACCATTCACTACCATCATACTCACCTCTTGTCATCCATAATCCATTCTTTAACCATATAGTACCAAAGAGTACTTGAGCACCATACCCTTGATAATAATTAAACTCATTCATTTTTGATAACCATTTATCAAATTCTGAATCAGAATGTCCAGGATATAAATACATAGGTACTGAGTCTCTGTACGATATTTGAGCAGCTTGAATATTCCTTAGTGGTATATTAGCATTGGTTAATAGCTTTACTATTTCTGCTCTTGCATTTGTTAATCTTTCCATACTATTATAATTTATCACCTAATATCTTAATGATAATAAGCAGGTTGGTAACTAATGTTATAAAATACATTGCATTATTTTTTATCCTTCTCATAATTAATATTTAATTATAGCATAGTTAGACATTAGTGACATGTTATTATCTATGTCAAAGTACATAGACCTAGCATTTGATTTGAAACTTTTTACAGCTACAATAAAACTTTTAGATTTTGGTTTACCAGTTACATGTTCAAACACATTCTTGATTAACCAAGTACTTCTCTCTGTTTTACCATCGCGTGTATCAATAACAACTAGTTTGTAATTGTTATCTTTTAGTTTACTTATCAATCTATCATACTTACTAATCTCAGGAGTGTATGCTTTTTGCACAGATCCTGTGTAGTAATTACTGCTTGATAAATCTTTTGGTGCCGCGTAGTTTGCAGCGAAATTGAAATCTCTCATTGTTCTTTTTTTGAGAGTTTACGGGCAATTGAATGCCCTACCGAAATGTGTCGGTGGCACATAATTATTTAATTTTATTAACTAAACTTGAAACTGTCTTTTTTTTTGTATAACTTTGAGGTCATTATTTAAACACTTAAATAAATCAAATCAAATAAAACAATACTTAAACTATATAATTATATATAACTTACTGTATATCAGTTACTTAAGTACTTATAGTACCTATAATAGTATATAAACTAGGGTTATTACAGTGGTATTATATTATATAACTCTTGTATTATTACAAACAAAAATCAATACGCCATACTTATTTTTAGTTCTAACTTGTTAGTAATTAGTGTAAAAACAACTAGCTAACTAACAAAACCCACCCACCCACCTATAATTATGTACAAAAACATAACTATATAACTAAAAACATAGCACAACTTAACGGTTATTATAGATTACTTAGGTTACTAATATCTTCTTCTCTGGCTTGTAGTGCTTCTAGTGCATTAGCATATGATACCCATACGGTAGTCATAGCATACTTACCATCAACATACTTGCCTTTCTTTACTGCAAGGTTAGAGTCAGCAAACGCTGCGCCATCTACAATCTTGTAGTACACACCATTGTCAGACTCCTTCTTGATCTTGTGCAAACCTAACTTCTTTAACTTGTTGAATACAGTAGACTGCTTAGCCTCAGCATCTTCAAGCATCTCTTTTAGATTAGCACCAGAGTATACTTCAATGAACAGGTCAGCTTTGATATAGTAGTCTGTAGTAAACCACTCACCATCCTCACCTTGAGTAGGCACACCAAGTATGATTGTACTGATGTCACTTATCTTAGTACTACCTACCATGTATTGTGTCTTGTACTTAGTACGAGCATACACGGAGATCTTACCTTCCTCAGATAACTGAGCGATAGGTGTAGCTACAACTTGCTTACTTGTGTTACGAACTCTGTTGTTAAAGTTCTCTCTGATTTGATTGGCTGTCATATTTGACATAATAGTTCTCGCCTCATACATAATAATGTGGACATCTAACGAGTATGGTCCAGGTTAATAAGAACCCTGGAAAGGAATCGAACCTCTCCATGTTCCAAACAGGGTTGACTAACTTTAGATTAGATCTGTGAAGTCAGTTGCTTCAAGAGTTAATAAAGCAATAGATGCTACTCTTGTGTCCTTACGTAATTGTTGAACACCTCTAGTACCAGCGTATCTCTTTGATACATACTGATGAGCAGTTGCTACAGGATCTTGAAGTAGAGTAACGGTACTCTTCTTTGCTGATCTAGCAGCGTTAGTAACTCTCTTTCTAGTTGAAGTCTTAGGTGACTTAGCCATAATAGTAACGCGCCAAGAACATACTTTGATGCCAGCTACACACGTACAGCTGTAGTTAATAATAAAAAATATACCACGGTGTATAAAAAAATCTGTATACACGGGGTGTGGTATGTAATATGTATCCCTCCCTCACAACAAAATTTTTTTTATTTTTGTACTATGGATGAAAAAGATATAATTCGTATTGCAGCTGAAACAGGAATAGATGCCGAAGTTCTTCGCAAGTATGTTGAAAAACTGATTGTAGAAGAGGGCATGGGTAAAGGTGCCGTTAAGAAAAGAGTAAGGTCAGTCGGCAAGAAAAATATTAGTGGTGATGTTTATTATGAGATGCAAAAAATAAATACTGAGCCTGTAAATAAATATGTGGGTGACGATGTTTATTATCCATTTATACCCGAAACTAAAGATGATGGCGGTATAGACATAGGCTCTGGTATAAAGTTACAAGACGCAGAAGGTAATTTTATTCATCCTGATATAGCAAATAGTGATGAAGATATAGAGAGGTTGAAAAATGAAGGAATGGATGAAAAAACTTATAGAAGTTTATTTGGAAGAGTTTTAAAAGATAAAATTTTAGGATCAAAAAGAATATACAATAATTTTATTACAGAAAACAATATTGGTTTAAATAGGGATTTTGAACAGCTTGATGATTATACAAAACTACTTATGGCTGATACAAACTACAATGCTGGTTTAGGTATATTTAAAAAGATGATGACAGGCATAGCTAATAATGATTTGGATAAAGTAACCAATGAGTATCATGTTAAGAAAAAAATAGATGGTAAATTTATTCCTATTGGCAGTCGTAATGAAATGCGTAAATCATTTCTTTTAAAGAATATGGCTATGAATCAAAATATAGCTGGTGTTGCTTTAGAAAACTATATGGATAATATTACTACAGGTCAAGGTATAAAAAGCAAGCTAGGGCGTATATATGATGAATCAAGTATTGGACAGTTTTTTAGCGGACAAATGCAACCAGCAATGCCAGACAGCACAGCTATGAGTGTATCAGAACAAGAAACTTTTTATATAGATAATGCAAACGAAATGACAAATCCTTACGAAAATTAAAATTATATGAATTTCTTTGAACACGCAGACGAAGGTACAGTTGTAAGACATTATGACGATGATACTTATGACATCATATTATCTTATACTGCATTAGATGTACTTGTCAATCACGAAACGCGTGTTATATATGAACTAGGTAAAAATCAGTTCTTGATTAAAGATATAAAGACTACAATTGATGACGACAATATCTGGCGAAACACCTTTAACGTAGTTCCTAACAATTTTTAGTACTTTTGCATAAGTGTATTTAGTTAATATAAATAGAGCAGGGGATATTTATAAAGACGACGACGGAGTTATGCTTGTCCCAGAGTTCCAGGAGGTCTTACAGGCTGAAGGGTTAGGACAGGTAGCTATGAAGTGGGTAGCACTTGTATGTGACTACGAAAGTCCTTATAGACACTTTACAGAAAGCGAACGCAAAAAGGCTGTAAGTAAAGATTTATATGGTACTTACAAGTGGAAGGGCGAATCACTGCCCAAAGTGTTAGCTGCTTTAGATAAATATAAAGAGTTACAGTTTGATCCGCTTGATGAACAGCTTATAGCTTTTAATAAAAAGATAACTCAGTTTACCACCTATATGAACAATATGCATATAGACGAAGATACAGCAGAGGGACTGCAGAAGATAATGATTGGTATCGAAAAGATATACAAGACTCGTCAGACGCTAGTTGACTCTATTGAGCGTAGGGGTGAAAGACAAAAGATTGCTGGTAATAAGCAGTTGTCGTTCTTAGAAAGAAGAAAAGAGATACAGGAACAAAGTAAAGATAGTGCGTAAAAGAAAAAGTGGATATAAAAAGAAGGAAACTGAAGTGACTGTAGACTATCTACGCTATCGCTTCAACTATTTTTATAAGCGAGGGGAGTGGGATGAGGCAAAAAAAGTGAGCGAAAGGGCTGACGCCCTTTTTGGGAGGAATCTAGACCAGGAGTTTCATGCAAAGATACAAGACGATCCGCGTGATCCATTTGGAATAGGCAAAGCAAAAAAGATAAAGTATGGGTAGAGTTAAGGTAGATCCACAAAGGTACAGACCTGTAGCCAATAATGGACATCCTGATTTGAATCCTGACTCTGTAGAACATCAAGAGTATTGGGATCAAGAAATGGACAGGTGTATAAATGGATACAAGCCTAAGGGTATGAAGAAAATATCTGGCAAGTATTACTTTTACCTCAACTACTACAGGATATTGGGTAATGATGGCGAGAAGAACTCGAGAAAGACTTTAATTAGTCCCTGGTACAGAGAAATGGACCACGAGTACTTTGATTTATTTGAAACTTGCAAAGAAGAAGGCAAGGGTATGATAGTCATCAAAGCAAGGGATAAGGGGTTTAGTTATATGAACTCAGGGCTTATAGCACACGAGTACACATTCTTTCCCTATAACGATGTAGGTATTGCAGCTGGTTTACAAGCTACAGCCGATGCGTTCTTTGACAAAACTAAAAAAGGGTTAAATGCAATCCATAATAATTTTAAACATTCAGTATTGAAAGATACAGATGGCATATTACGTTCTGGCTACAAGCAAAAGAACAAAGATGGTAAATGGGAAGTCGGTGGATTTCAATCTACAGTAATATGCAGGACTATGGATAACCCAGAGGTATTTAAGGGCGAGCGTGTTTCTTTGATGGTATTCGAAGAAGCAGGAGAGTTCAAGCACCTTAAAAATGCTTATATGTCTTCTAAGGCTTGCTTTATGGATGGTAATGTACAATTTGGCATACCAGTCGTTGGGGGTACTGGTGGTGACATAAGCAGAGCCTCTAAAGACTTTATGGATATGTATTATGAGCATGAAGCTTATAATCTTATACCTATGTTTATACCAGCATCTAGAGCTTATTATGGATATTTTAATATTAATAGTGGTAAAGAAGATGAAGTTGGAGCTAGAAAAGTTTTACTTGAAGAAAGAGAAAACATAGCAAAGTCTGGAGATAGAGAAGCATTTAACCTACATATACAAAACTACCCTTTAGAAGTACAAGAGGCCTTCTTAAATACTAAGACAGCTAGATTTGATAACTCTAGATTAAACGCACAGCGTTCTAGAATATTGTCTAGCAAAGATTACAGAAGTCAAGTACAAAGTGGATATTTAGATTGGGACTTTGATGGAGAAGACGACTTTGTTGTTAAGTGGCGACCTCATCCTGATGGGCCATATAAAGTATTACATCATCCTAATCCTGATTTTAAAGATTTAGATATAGGTGGTATTGACTCCTACGATCAAGATAAAGCTGGATCAACAACATCTTTGGGTTCAGCAATTATATATCGTAGATTCTTAGATACAGACACACCGTGTGATATGGTAGTAGCAGACTATACAGAAAGACCAGACAAAAAGGAGGACTTTTGGGATGGTTGTCTAAAGCTAGCCGTATACTATAATGCTAAGATGCTAGTGGAATATACCAAGATAGGTATATTAGATTACTTTAAAAGAATGAATGCATTAAAGTATTTAAAAGAAAAACCACAATCAGCACATTCGCCTAATACTAAAACTAGAAATAGGTATGGCGTGCATATGAACAAACAAGTTAAGTCACTAATGGAAGATTTAATGGATGATTACATAAGAGAAAGTGTAGATGATATATGGTTTTTAGATTTGATAGAAGAACTGACATCATACGGTACAAAAAATACTGACCGTGCTATGGCGTTTGGAATTTGTTTAATTCATAATATTGATAATTACAAAAGACAAGCAAGAGCAAAAGAAGAAATAATAGAAGATATTGGTTTTAGCAAATATATTAGAGGTGCTAATGGAATGCCAATAAAAGTTGACATTAATAAAGGAACACAAGAAACATATAAATTTTAATTATGGACACAAGCTCATACCAATTTCCACCACAACTACTACCAGACTCAGAAAAAACTGAAGAATGGTGTGAACAAATGATAGACGCTGTAGCTGGACATATCTACGAAGACAACAGTGTATTTGAAAATAGTGTGTATGAAGATATACAAAACTACTCTATATATAACGGAGATTTTGAATTAACTGATTATCAGTATCTTACAGAACAGTATGGTTTTTCTCAACCAGCACGACTAGTAAACTATCCAATAATACAGCCTAAAATAGATTTATTGCTTGGAGAAGAGTTGCGTAGACCTATGGATATGAAGGTGGTTTCTACAAACAAAGATGCTACTATACGAAAAGAAGATATGAAGATTAAGTTGCAGCTTAAGAAGTTTACAGAAAGTATGAAGCAAGAACTAATCAACAAAGTAGGTATACAAGCTAAGACTATGTTGGATGAGTTACCTATACCAGATGATATTCAAAAGTATATGGAGTATACTTATAAAGAAGCTGTAGAAGAAGTAGCTCAAGATGGATTAGAATATCTAAATCAAAAGTATGGCTTTAGAGAAATATTTAAAGCTGGTTTTAGAGATTTACTTGTAACGGGTAGTGAGTTTTATAAGATATATAATAAGAATGGTGATCCATTTATTAGAAGAGTAGATCCAAGGAGTATTGCTTATGATACAAACACTGATAGTGATTTTATTGATGATTGTCAATGGATAGGTGAAGAGAGATTCTTAACTGTAAATGAAGTGCTTGATGAGTTTAGAGATCAGTTAAGTAAAGAGGATTTGCAGTTCTTAAGCGATATGGGGCAAATATCTAGTCATAGTGATTATGCATCTTACAACACCTCTATTGATTGGATATCTTGGCAAAAGGGACAACAAGCAAGAATTAAAGTAGTACACTGTGAATGGAAATCTATTAGAGCTTTGAGATTTAAAATATCACCTAATAGATACGATCCAGAAAAACCATTCTACAAGCTTGTACCAGATAATTATAAAGAAAAGAAAAAGGATACTATTCGTACAAGATATATAGATGATATATGGACAGGTACTAAAATAGGTGGTAAGATATTAGTTGATTGTCGTAGAAGGCCTAATCAGGTTAGATCAGTAGATGATCCAGGTAGTGCACATTTGTCTTATGTAGGTATGATAAAAAATAATACTACAGGTAAGAAATCATCTATGGTAGGATTGCTTAAGAATATACAAATGTTATACAACATAGTTATGTATCACATAGAGTTGGCGTTGGCTAGGTCTGGTGGTAAGGCAGTTATCTATGATGTATCACAGTTACCAACTAATCTAGGTATGGATATGCAAACTGTATTATACCACTTAAAGACTGATGGTATTATACCTATCAACTCTAAAGATGAGGGTGGGCAGGTTGCAAACTTTAATCAGTTTAGTCAAGTAGACTTTACGCTATCTAACTCAGTACAGCAAATGATAAACCTAAAGCTTATGCTTGAGGATACTGCTGGACAAATCTCTGGTGTAACAAAACAAAGAGAGGGTGCGGTAGGACAATACGAGTATGTAGGTAATGTGCAGCGTAGTGTTGTACAGTCTGCAACTATTACGGAAAGCTGGTTTCACGCACATAAAGAGGTTAAGAAAAAAGTTTATGGCAGAGCTGTTGAGCTTATGAAGATGTGCTGGAGTGAAGGCAAGAAGGCATCTCTTATACTTGGAGATGGAGCTAGTAAGATACTAAGCGTAATGCCAGATATAGCATTGAATGACTACGCTATATTTGTAGGTGACTCTGGTAAAGATGATGCAATAAGACAATCTGTTACACAGTTATCACAAGCTGCTTTACAGTCAGGACAAGTTAGCTTGCTTGATGTTATAAGAGTACTAAAAGCTGATACTGCAACTGAAGCTGAGCGTGTGCTTGAGATGGGTATGGAGGCTATTAAGTCACAACAAGCAGATGCACAACAGCAACAGCAACAGGTAATGCAAATGCAACAACAGGCTGAAGCTGCTAAGTTTGAAAAAGAAGCTGCACTTAAGAAAATGGATAACGATACCAAGTTACAAGTTGCAAACATACAATCGCAAGCAGATATTAAAGTAGCTGAAATTGCTGATATGTCTAAGCGTGATATAGCAGACATGAAAGAAAAAGTATCACTTGGTAAAGAAGGTGCAGAAACTGAGCCTAATACTGAAACTAGAGCTGAGGCTTTTGAAAAAGTGAAGGATAAGGTTACTGAATAATTTATTATATTTGCAAATAGTTAGGGACTTAAATATTAACATATGTCAGAAAAAGAAACGAGTTTAGTAGAATCTACTGAAGAACAAACTACACAAGAAGAAAGTAAATCATTTGATGTAAACGCTTTTCTTGGTAAAGGAGAAAACGAAGAAGTAGATACTAATACAGATGATCAACCATATACAGAGGCTAAAAAAGATGAAGAAGAAGATGAAGACTTTGATGGTTTTGTTTGGAGCGATATTGAAACTGAAAAAGAAGAAAAAGAAGTTGAACAAGAGTCAGAGCCAGAAGAAGACTGGGATGATGAAATATTCAACAAAAAAGAAACAGCCGATACTACTGAAGCCAAGTCTGATGATGAAGCTGAGGTCAAGACGGAACCTAGAGAAATAGATTGGGCTAATGTCACAAAAGAACTAGGGCTTAATATAGATACTAACTATAAAGAAGAGTTAGAAGCTATTGTAAGAAAAATGGATCAACAAGGCATAGATCCTATTGAGTATGCCAAAGAAAATGAGGTCATTACTAAAATGGAATCATTCCTTAAGATGTCTGATAGAGATTTGCTAGCAGAAGAAATGAGAAATGACGGCATGGAAGATGATGACATTGTTTCTATATTAGATTCTATGGAAGACGCAGGAACAATAAAGAGAGATGCGTTTAGAATTAGAAAACAAATCGGACAGTACTTAGAACAAGCAAAACTTGAAAATAAGCAAACTGCTGAAAAAACTGCTAGCGAAAAGAAAGAAGCAATAGCAAATAATAAAAAAGAATTACAAGATCAATTAAAATCAATGAAAAGCTTCATGGGAGGTAAGGTAGGAAAGAAGGACATGCAAGAAGCGTATAAGTATATCGTATCTGGTGATATGCAAAAGGATATTTGGAACAGCCATGGCAATGCCGCGGAGGTTGCAATGTTTATGCTATACAAAGATAAGTTTGCACAAATCTTGCGTAGCCAAGGTAGAGAAGAAGGTAAAGCTGGTATCTTAAATATGATATCTTCTCCTTCTCGTGGTGGGAAAAACAAATCTAACTATAGACCAAAGTCTAAAGGATTTGATCCCGCAGCTTTTATGAAGGAATAATTTAACAAGGGCAAAGCCAAATGTAAAGTTATGACTAAGTAAATAATTTAATTTAGTTTTTAATTTTTAATTTTTAGAAAAAATGGCAAAGTTGACATTTTCGAATGCACAGTACGGTAATGGTACTACTCCAGAGAACGCCCTTAATAATGCGTTACTGCAGTACCCTGAGATTGCTAGTACTTTGATTCAACAGTTTCCTCGTTACACACTAACACTATTATTAGAAAAAGTTGGTTTGTACGCTTCCGAAAAAGTTTTAGGCGATAACTCTTTTGAGTGGAAGGTTATGGGTAGATATAACAAAAAACAATTTATCGCATCAACTGCAGATACTACGCATACAGCAGGTCAGAAAGTAGCATTTACTTTCTCTGATACTTCTGGTGGTTCTGCTGTTAATTATTATAACCTATATGACTTGCTTCGTTTCCAAGATGGATCGACTGGTTTGATCGTTGGTGTTTCTGGCACTACTTACCAAGTAGAGTGTATTGACGCTGGTTCAAACGCAGCTAACGAAGTTGTTGGTCGTATTGGTTCTGCATTCCCTTACGGATCTAGTGGAGCAGATGTTGGAGAGAACTGGGCATACCCAGAAACTCACAAGAACTTCTTGACTATCATGCGTAAGAAATGTACAGTAACTGGTAAAGACGCTACTGATGTAACTTGGATTGAGAATAATGGTTCTCGTTTATGGTACTTCACGCGTGAGCAACAGTTAATGGATCAGTTTATGTATGAGCAAGAATTACAGAGATGGTATGGAAAGCGTTCTATCGCATCACCTGTTTCTAACTATACATCGACTAACGCAGATATCTTCTCTGAAGATGTTTCTGATCAGTCTTTAGCTGATGGTACTGAAGGTCGTGTAATTATAGGAGATGGTCTTCTAGCACAAATCGACTCTTCAAACCAAGCTACTTATACTGCTGGTGCACTTACTGAAGACATCATTACTGAGTTCTTAGCTAAGTTATCACTTAACGCTACTAACTCTGAAGGTAATGAGTACTTAGTGTACACAGGTACTGAAGGTCGTCTAGCATTCCATAAAGCTATGAAAGATTTACTTATTGCTCCTTCTGGAAGCTACACAGGTGGATCATTCGCTGGCGTAAATGGAGATGTTGAGCTAGGTGCTAACTTTACATCTTATATGGCTTTAGGTAACAAAATTACTGTTGCTTACTGTCCAGTATTTGATGACAACCATATGCACGGTGCTACATCTGGAACTAACGCATTTGGCGACTCAAGATTAAAAGAGTCTGCTAAAATGGTATTCCTAGATATGGGTAGTACAAGTGGTGTTAACAACATTGAGTTGATCACTAAAGGTGCTGATGGTATGAATAGAAGCTTTGTTAAGAAATACGTAACGGGTATGGTAAATCCTTATGACGCTAATTCTATGATGGCTGCTAACGCTGATGACAAGTTCGAGTGTCACGTATTAGCTGAGTCTGGAATCGTTGTAAGAAATCCATTATCTTGCGGAATCTTATCTGTAGCATAATTAACTTAATCGCTTAACGGGCTTTCAGGCCCCTTAGGCATAACTTTTTTAATATATAGAAAAAATGGAAAAATTTTTGTATTTCGCGCAGACTGCAACTGATGCTTTAGCTATCCCTGTTTCAGGAATAGTAGCTATTGATATTGTTGATGCTGACACTGTTCAATTTTACTACAAAGAAATAGCTGACGCTGCTGGTGGTAGTGTTTTAGTTGATATTACTTCTGGATATAATAAACAATTCATTAGTGGTTTACTAAAAGCTATCAAAAGTTCTCGTGAAGAAATGATTGTAGTAGCAGATGATGTTAATAGTGAATATTTCTCTACAAAATTAGATGGCACAACTGTTGCTGCTACTAACTGTGGAACTATTGCATTAACGTAATCTTAACTGAGTTTTTAATTTTATAATTGTAAAAAAATGGCAAATTATATTAATCCCGATAGAAATATCGTAGTACCAGGACTAGATCCTGTTGTTAACTTTGAAAGCATGAGACTTCGTTATGAAAGTATCACTGCTGCTAAAGAGCTAACTGTAAAAGACTCAGGTAAATTATTTGGGTTGAATTTAGCTGCAGGATTCACTGTAACTTTACCCGCTGTAGCTGATGCTGAAGCTGGTTGGTTTTGTGAGTTCGTTGTAGGAACTGTAACTACTAGTAATAATTACATCATTACAGAGAAAACATCTGATGATACTGATGTTATCATATCACATATGTCAATTCTAGAAATTGATACTAATGATGATGGTCTGCATTCTGCAGGGCACACTACTATTACTTTTGAAGCTACACCTGCATTAGGCGATAAAGTTAGAATCTTTTGTGATGGATCAAAGTATTACGCTTCAGGTTTAGGCGTATCTGATGATTTTGTTGCATTAGCATAATAATGTTTTGGTTAGGAGGGGTGAAGTACTGAGTAGCCCCTCGCTAATCATTTTAGATATGGCAATATACAAGTTAATAGATGGAAAGCTTGTGGATGTTAGAGAGATACCACAAGAAGAAAAAAAGAAACCGCACTTTAATGCGGGAATAAACCTTACTCCAGGGTTAAATTGGGGAAAGCGTGGATATCAGAAAAAATATATTTCTACTGACGCAGATGGTAAGAAGAAAGTATTTTCTGAGAAGCGCAACACAGGAGAGTAATTAATTTTAAAACCAAAAAAATGGCACATTTAGTTTATATTAAAGCAAAAAATTTAAAGAAGTTTAACTATGCATCATTTGCTGCATACAAAAACAGACAAGGTAAAACAGTAAGACTGATGGATCCAGATGGGCAACCTATGGAAAAGTGGGAACTTACTCAATCAATGAGAGCATTTGATTTAGATAATGAGTATGACAAAAGAGTATACGAATATCTTAAAGATCATCCACTAATTAAAAGAGGTGGATTTAGTTTTATTGATGCTAGAAAAAATGAAGAAGAAAATGCAGCGGCAGCTATTGCATCAGCAGAAGCTGTAACTGTAGCTACTAGTATGACACCATCACAGTATGATGATATGGCTAGACTTATAGGATTATCAAACAACTTTGATGATGTAGTAAGAAAAGCTAAAGTATTACAGTACGCAAACAAAACTCCAGATAAGTTTTTAGAAATGTATAATAATACTGACAAAGATTATTATGTATTTTTGAAAAAAGCAGAAGAGAAAAAATTAATTGCTTATGTTAATGGCGTATGGAAGCATGGTGCTAATAGCATAGGATTAACTGACGAAGCTGCAATAGAGTGGTTAAAAAACAACAAAGATGTTTACGCTTTAATGAAGAGTGAACTTAGAGGAAACATTGTAGAGACAGATACTAAAAAGATAGAAGAATCTAAAGTAACTGAATAATGACTTTTGGAGAAGCGCACGAACTAATGGATTTGCTTTTAGACAAAGCAGATCAACCATATTTTACTACCGAAGAAAAAGATAAGTTTTTAAACTTAGCATACTTTGATTGGTTTGATAGAGCATTAGATCGTTATGATAGTGATCCAGAAATAGCAAAATGTTTAGGAAAGCTTGTACGCACAGAAGAGGGCAGAATGGAGTCTAAAAGTATAATAGTTATGCATACATCTAGACAGGGTGCACAATCGGTTCCTTTTAGATCTCCATCAGATCAAACTGAATTAACAGATCATGGTGTTCCTATTAACTCACTTAGATCTATAAGTAGATATCCATTTGCAAGATTATTGCATGTGCAAGTAAAATATATAGATCCTAATGATTCTAATATACAATCAGAGTGGAAAGAAGCGCATTTGGTGAAATCTAATGAGCATGGCTTACATAATAGCGACACAAATAGCGATCCCTTTAATAAGGCTGACGATAAAAATATTAAATGTTATATGGAAGCCGCTGCTTTGCGAGTATTTCCAACAAGTTTAGATAATGGTTTAGAATTGTCTGGTTGGAAGGATTTCGCAACGGAAGGTTATGGCATAGCAGGAAGATGGAGAGTTAGATGCATTACATATCCTATGGCATCAAATGTAGCAGCAGGAGATTCTGATATAATTGTTCCTGATATCGTTAGCTCTACTGATGCATCAACATGGGGCACAAAAGATATACAAATGGGTTCTTACACGTATTATCAACAAAGAAATACTACTTCTCCCTATGATTTAGA